GTGCGATATACATCATTCATCTTAAAGATCCAATTCTTTGGATCTGAGATTCCTGATTTATCCAAAGCCCTCTTGAAATCCTTGAGGTAATTTGGAACAATCGGTTTGTTAAGGTCATCTATGACCTCCTGAAAGAGGTCAAGAAAATCTGGATCAAGTTCAGGTTCTGGACTTGTTAAAGTATTTAACAATTCCTCTGCCTGAGCTGTCACCTCCTCCTTGGATGCATTCGTTAAATTATAAATGGATCCAAGTGAAGTTGGATGGGTTAACCAGGTAACCATTAACTGGTTGGGATCAATCCCGAAACCCCCTTCTTCCAATGCGTGAAGCATCAGGAAGAGGACCTTCCATAAATAGGCGTAGAAGCCAGGCTTCTGTGCTAGTATGAAATCAGGTATAGGACTACAATCGTGGTCACCTTGATAAGTGAAAAGAATGCCCCTTAAATCACTTGGGACAAACTGAAGAGATTTACCGGATATCAAGACACACTCCCCAGTGGACATGTCTCTTGAGGATCCTGCAATGACAAACAGGTCAGTAGCTACACTGGAAAAGTAGTTATTGCCTATAGCGTTGATGACGGAGAGAAGGTCTTCATTCCGAGCCTTACAGAGCTCGCAGAAGTCTTTTACTTCAATACCTGATTTCATTCCTTTTACTTTGTCAAAGAATGACATAGTAAAATGAAAGCAGTTAGTGAAGATATCTTCCTGAATCTGGGAACTTATCTCCAAATTAAATTCAGCAGCCGAGTCACAGATTAACTGTGTCATCGATTTTGCTACTGTTGAAGCATCTGGACCTTCATACCCCACTGGATCGGGTATTCTGATCTGTGCTTCGCTTCCAGTACTCGAGTGTTTTCCTTTATGGGAACGACTTTTGTTCTGGTCTTTCACAATAGATTCCTCCATTCTGACCAAGATGTTAGATTGCAAGAGGTATCACCTGCTTACCTTGTTGGAGTTGGTAAAGTTCCAACATAGGATCCACAACTCGTAGCTCACTTGCACGAGCTAAGTATTGACTGCAGTACGTTGGTGGTAACCAGCCACCCTCCGACTTTCGTCTCAACTGAGTTTGAAGGGTCACATTAGTGATATCAGGGGGGGCCCCATCGTGGGC